TATACAAATGTGTCATACTTTGAGAAGCTCGACTCAACGAACCCGTGCGGTGAGATTTCGCTCCCTTCTTATGGGAATTGTTGCTTGGGCAATGTTAATCTTTCTAATATGGTTCTTGATGACGGGTCTGATGTGGATTGGAAACGTCTTGCTCGTACCATTCGCACAGGTATTAGATTCCTCGATAATGTTCTTACTATTAACACTTTTCCTACTGATGAATGTAAGACAGTAGCTGAACGGTCCCGTAGGATTGGGTTGGGAGTAACAGGGCTTCACTATATGCTCATCAAGTTAGGTCTGAAGTATGGTAGTGAGAAGTGTTTAGAATTTCTGGAGAGGCTCTTTGCTACCATCAGGGATGAATCCTACAAGCAATCTATCTACCTCTCCAGGGACAAGACTCCATTCGCAGAGTTTGATAGAACGAAGTATTTAAATGAGGAGTTTGCTAAGACTCTTCCTGCTCGTATCCGAATGCTTATCAAACGTTATGGAATCCGTAATGCAGTGATGCTAACCATTCCTCCCTGTGGTACCATATCCATGCTCCATGGTACTTCTACAGGAATTGAGCCTATTTTTGCTGCGATGTACAATAGGAGATGGAGACATGCTAATACGTGGAAGGAAAAGCTAGTAGTAGACCCGTTATTTAAGGAGTGGTATGATAAAAAGAATAACTTGGATAATTTTGTGGGTGCGTACGATGTCTCTCCCGAAGATCATATTAAAGTACAGGCAACTGTGCAAAAATATGTTGATAATTGTTTATCTAAAACTATCAACCTTCCTGCCGAAACAAGCCCTGAGGAATTTTCACAGGCGGCTTTAGACTATACCCCCTACTTAAAGGGTCTTACGGTTTATCGTGCAGGGTCTAAGGGAAATGAGCCGTTAGAAGCTATACCCTTTACCGAGGAGAATATTAATAAATATATGGGAAACGCAGAGATAGAAGAGAAAGTACAAACCGCAGAGGTATGTTCTTTAGCGGGTGGGGAGTGTGGAGGATAACTATGGTAAAATATATCTGGCAATGTCATAAGTGCGAATTATATTGGGAGAGAGATTATCCTTTAGCAAAAAATCCTGACCGTACTAAATGTCCTGAATGCAAAAAACTTTGTGAACGACGATACACTGATACCCCTGTTCATTTTAAAGGCGCAGGGTGGACAGGCATTAATTCAGTAACAGGGTTTAACAAGACAGGGGGATCGGATGAAATTAATAAGAATCTCCAAGAGCAATGTAAAGAGAGAATGAAAACAGGCTACCAACATTACGCTAGGTACACCCCTTCTAAAGGCTATCTGGAGATGACCAACGCCAGACCTTTAAATGATAGGGAACTCGCAGAAAGATTAGCTTTGTCTAAAAAAGTGAGTGCCGAGAACTATGATAAGGCAGGAATAGATCCGTATAAAAAATATAAACCGCAATAACTAAACTACTTATGTACGAATTTAACGAAAATATCCAGCGTGGTATTTTATACCTTCTCAAATCCAATAAAGATTTCTACCTTCAAATTGTTAACCTAGTTCAACCTCACTATTTTGAGTTTCCTGCACACGGCAAAATCTTTTCGGTAGTCAGAGATTACTACGAGAAATACAAGAAGCTTCCTAGTGATGATTTTATAGAACAGGAGATCAGGAAGACTAAGTCTGAGCGAGAATCTATTCATGATTATACTGATGAGATTCAGTATATTAATAAACTAGATACTTCTGCTATTGAAGGACAAGATTATTTTCTTGATTTGATTGAAGGCTTTGCTAAACGTGAAGCTATGAAGGAAGCCATAAAGCAATCCTTAATACTTATCAAAGAAGATAGAATGGAGGAAACCGAACAGCTAGTTCGCAAAGCTCTTACTGTCTGTAGAACGGTTGATGTAGGTCAACAGTATTTTACTGATTTTAATTCTCGTTGGGATAGGACGTATAATTCCGAATCCCAAGACAAGTATAAAATGTTTCTTCCATCTCTCAACAAATCTTTAGAGGGTGGCCTGGGGCAAAAAGAATTGGCTATGGTGATTGCCCCTCCTGGGGTGGGAAAATCCCTGTGGTTAGTAAACCAAGCGGTTGAATCTATGATTGAGGGACGCAAAGTTTTATACGTGTCCTTGGAAATGTCAGAGGATAAGATCGCACAGAGGTTTGATTCTGTCATGACGCTGGTTCCCCAGGCTCACCTAAAGGATCCTTCCGCGCAGCTAAAGGTGGGCGAGAGGCTAAGTATTTTCCGAACTAATTTTCCTGATAGTCAGTTAATGATTAAAGAGTTTCCTACGGGAACCATCAATGTTAATGGTTTGAGAGCATTACTGGTTCAGCTTAGGAATTATGAAGAATTTGTCCCTGACGTTATCGTTGTGGATTATCTAGAACTCATGCGTCCTATTAGAGAGGGTCAACATGAGTATCAGGCTCAACAGAGGATTGCTGAAGAGTTACGAGGATTAGCTATGGAACTGAAGGTGTTAATGTGGACAGCAACCCAGACCAACCGTCAAGGAAGGGCGGTCAAGATTATTACAGACGCGGAGTTGGGAGATTCATATGGTAAAATTAGAACATGTGATTTTGCCGTTTCACTTAATCAAAATGAAGAAGAGTTTGATAGTGGTACTATGCGAGCGTATGTTGTAAAATCGAGAAATGGGAGACCCCGTTTTTCTGTTCCTATGAAGATAGATTATAATATTTTGAGAATGTCGGAAGGNGAATCACTTGACGAAGAAGATTAAATTACTGGAAAGGTTGCCTGAGTCGTTGGATGTGGGTTGGACTTCCTTTAAGTTTATAGTTAAAGCTAACCTTCTAAGAGGAGCCCAAAAATGTTACGGCATCACGGATTTCAATTTAAATACTATAACTATTGATAAAAGTTTGCCTGAGAATGTAGCTCATGCTACTATCATACATGAAGTGTGTCATGCTTTCATGGAAACCTTTGGTTTGGGAGGGGACCATGAGAGTGAAGAAGACAAGCTAACAACATCTAACGAGTACCTTACAGAAGCAGCTTGCAGATGTTTTCTCATGTTTAAAAATTTAAATCCTGAACTTTGGAAATTACTTTTTGAGGATTACTATGAATAAAATACAGACTTTACTTGAAGTTGTGGAAGATCTCACTTTTGAAAATTATGTGGAAATTGCGGAAGCCCTAACTAAGTTCGATAGGCATGAAATAGATAAAGAGATGAATCGCCAAGCTTCTGTGTATTCTTACTACCAAGGTCTTTTGTCTGTGGCGAAGAAAAGGCTTGATGAAGCAAATCTGGAGTTAACTCGGTATATAGCTAAAACTAGTAACGAGAAACAGAGGAGCACCCCTACAAAAATAAGTGTCAAAGCCACAATGGATTTTGTTGAGTCGCGGGACGATTTCGCACTATATAACCAAAAGGTGATTGATGCCTCTGAAAAGTATACCATGTTTAAAGGTCTAGTAAGTTCATTAGACCAGAAGAAGGATATGCTTGTTCAGTTGTCATCCAATCGTCGCGCCGAGACAAATTTATATAGATAATCTAAAAATTTTACGAATACTAACTATAATATAGAAACTGGCCCCAACTAACCGTAAGGAGGTTTAACATGGCTATTGACTTGAATGCTCTAAGAGCAAAACACGCGGAACTCAGCAATAATGTTGCTGCTCGTTCTGATTTTTTGAAAAATTTCCTTCAGATTCAAGAAGGAACAAATCTTCTTCGTATCCTTCCTAGCAAGGATGAAGAGAAACTGTTTTACGGAGAAACCAAGATCCACAGGATCCCCTATGCCGATTCAACAAGAAATGTGCATTGTAGAAAGGTTCATGGAGAGGCTTGTCCCCTCTGCGATCTTTATTATGGTTTATGGAAGACTGGAAAAGAGGAAGATGAAGCTCTAGCTAGGCAGATTAAGCCCCGTGCTCGTTATTACATGAATGTAGTAGATCGTGAGAGTGGAGAGGTCAGAATTCTTTCTGTGGGTGTGATTCTTTTTAAGAAGATTATCGCTGCTATGCTGGACGAAGATTTTGGAGATATTACGGATCTTGAAACAGGTCATGATTTTAAGATCATCAAGGTTATGGAAGGTCAGTGGCCGAAGTATGACCAATCTCAGCCTCGTCCCAAGTCCTCTGAGGCTGGGAGTAAGGCACAAGTTGCAGCATGGATGGATTCCCTCCACGATATTCATGCGCTCGTTAAGCTGGAGGATTATGAGGATGTGAAGAAAGCAGTGCAAGAAATTCTTCCTTCTCCCNATGAAGGTAGTATGAGTAATCCTCAAGAGGCTGATGAGGTCCAAGACGAGGATTATCTAAATAAGATGCAAAGTAGTTAATTATGAGAAAGTTTAAAAATATTATTTGTGGTGTGTTTCTGGGTGCATTAATAGCCCTACCCTTTACTTCTTGCGGGGCTATGGACTGGGTTAATGAGCAAGATATGGTCTTGACTACACTTGATCAGGTCAAAGATGCTAACAAGGATGATGTGGTTATTCTACCCACTGATAGGATTCCTGAGAAGTATAGGGAAACATGGAAGGATGAAGTAGTGGTTATGGCTCCTGAGGATTCATTGAAGCCTAACTCTGCTTTTATTCCTGTTTCTAGCGATAAGAGTGATTGGGGTTCTGGTACAATTGTTACCGCTGCTCAGTCTATTCTTAAGGCAGGAACAACTTTTTTCCCTTGGCTGGCAGGATTTGAGTCTCTTCTGCTGCTCCTGTTTAGGAGGAAGCGTCAGCACTACGCTAATGCTTTGAAGTCTCTAGCCCCTACTGGAGAAGGTATTAACTTTAAGGAAGGTCTGAGGAGTGTTGGTAAGGCTCTGGGTATGGTTCACTCATCGGAGGCAACGAAGGAGGTCTTCGATGACGAAGAAGCCGATGCAAAAGCCTAACCATTAGATTCGGGTGACTATAATAAGGGGACGAGCATGGGTTCGTCCCCTTTTTTATTAAGATTTAACATGAAAAAAAAGAAACTTAAAATTTTGTGTGCTCCTGCCAATGAGGGTGGCTGCGCTTATTATCGTCTCATTGCTCCTATGAAAAAGATACAAGAGCTTTATGGAGATCACGTAGAGTTTAGGTATAATCTTAACCCTTTGGGAATTATAGAAGGGGGAGAGAGAGCAGGACAATGGCAGGAAAATTGGGATTTCGCTGATATGAAATGGGCTGATGTCATATGGACTAATAATATCTCTAACTGGGGTGGTCCGTATACAGCGAGAGTAGTAGGTAAGGCGAAAGAGTTTGGTAAGTTCGTTCATTTTGATACTGATGATCTTTTAACTGATTTGTATGAAGGTCATAGACTTTATGACGTTTATAAAGAACGAGGCTTAGAGGGTATTACTAAATTTATTTATTCCCACGCTGATTTGGTTACCGTTACTCAACGTAAATTTGCTGAGAGAATAAAGCCTTTTTGTGGTGGAGTACTGGCAATTGTTAAAAATGCTATTGATTATAATCTACCTTGCTGGAATGTTCCCAGGCGACCTCCTCCTAATAAGAACATGCTAAGAGTGGGATGGGCAGGAGGAATCCATCATGAAGAGGATGTAAAGGAGTTTGCAGGCATTCCTCATTTAGTTAATCAAAAAGTTGGACGAGAAAAAGTTCACTGGGGATTTTATGGGGCTCCTTTAGCCAATCAAGACCAAAAAGAGGAATGGCAACATGATGTGTGGAGGAATTATAAAAAAATTCTTTTAGGAGGTTTCAAAGGAGCACCAAATTGGCAAATTTATAATGCTTTATCCCCTGATTCTTATGGAGGACTATATTCTCAAGTAGACATATCAATTGCTCCTTTGCAAATGAATGCTTTCAATGATTCTAAATCTGAAATCAAGGTGGCTGAATGTGGTAGATATAAGGTTCCTCTCATAGCGTCAGATGTAGGGTGTTATGATGAAACTATTGTAAATGGAGAAACGGGTTATCTTATCTCTGCTAGTGCTCCAAAAAGTGAGTGGGTAAGAGTTCTTGGCAAATGCTTAAAAGATCCTAATCATGTAAGAGAGATGGGAGAAAATCTTCATAAGATAACAGAAGAGTATTTTAATCTTCATAATGTGGTAAAGCATAGGTTAGAACTTTATGAGCAGGCTTTTGGATTAATGCACGGAAGAGAAGATAAGGGGGCATTAAAATATAATTCGGAGTGGACTTTTGAGTGAGACTACTGTAGTAATAAAAACAATTGGAAGAAAAACCCTGAAGGGCGCAATGCGTTCAGCGAAGCGAGAGGGGTTTAAGTCCATTGTAGTAAGTGATGGAGTCAGAGTGAGCGCACAGGGAGCTTATAAGTACATCAAATTAGGAAAACAATGGGGATATTACGGAGGGATGGCAGCAAACGTAGGAGCGGCTTTAACAGAGACGGAATTCATTACTTTTTTAGATGATGATGATGAGTTTGCTCCAGGAGCGGGAGATATAATTAGAAAGAAACTGAAAGAAGAACCTTCTGTTGATATATGGGTGGGAGGTATTAGAATGCAAGGAGAAGTAGATATTTATGATACTGGACAAGGGTGGGAACAGCAATGTACTGATGATCCTAGAGTATGGGCTCCTGTTAGAAAGGTGAGCGAAGCTACAGGAAAAGTTATTTTTTCTAGTACTGAATTAGGGGTTAGGCCAGAATTAGGACCTGTTGCGGGAAATGTATGTATGCCTACTTATCGTACTTCTATTTTTGCAAAGGAACCTTTTAAGGATTGTCTTACAGAGCAACATGCAGCTATGGCGGATTACTGGCATGTGGCTCATTGTTTGCAACACGGTTACTCTATTGATTGGTTTGGAGATGTTATATATCTAGTACGACCTGTGGCAGGTGGATATAACGGGGAAGGAAAATGAGTATATTAGACGAACGATTAGATACCATTTATTGTATCAATCTTAATAGGAGAGAGGATAGATGGGAACAGTTTAAGACTTTATGGGATCCTTTAGATCTTAAAATTGAAAAATTTTCTGCGGTTGACGCTCACAATATTAGCTTTGAAGAAGGCTCTTATAGGAACGATGATGAGTTTCATAGCAAGTCATCTCTTGCTTGTGCTTTAAGCCATATTCAAGTTTTAGAGAGGGCTATTTATTCTGGGCATAAAGAAATTTTAGTTTTAGAAGATGATGCACATCCTTGTCAACAATTTAAAGAAAGATTTGATGTGTGTTACAACCAATTACCTGAGGACTATAACTTTTGCTATCTAGGAGGAAGTAATAAATATCCCCCCGTAAGAATTACTGAGAATGTAGGTCGAGCAGTACACACAAAATCTACAGTAGCTTATTTAATTAAAACTGAATTTGCCAAACCTCTTGTACAAACAGTTAAAGATAACTTATTAAAACATGCTGTTGATGAAATTTATAAAGAATTGCAGGAGCACTTGGTTCTTCATATTTTTACTCCTCGATTAATACATCAGTTTGAATCCTATTCAGATATTTTGGAGAGGGATATTTATTATCATTGGATGAAGGATTTAGATTGATAACTTCTACCCCAGGATACACGGGCTGGTTGGGAAATCAGATGTTTCAGTATGCAGCTATGCGAGCATTAGGGTTAAAGTATGATATACCCACTTTTTTTCCAAATAAAGACCCGAATTTAAATGCTATTTTTAGGACAACTCAGTCCTCATTTATTGAGGGGGAGTATGATTCTTATGTAGAGCCCTTTTATCATTATCAAGAAATTCCTCTTGTTTCTGAGAATATGGTTTTATTTGGATATTATCAATCAGAAAAATATTTTAAAGATTTTGAAAAAGAGATAAAAAAGGAGTTTACTTTTGCTGATCCCAATTGTAATCCTCATATAGCGAAAGATAAAGTAAGTATCCATGTAAGGAGAGGAGATTATTTGAATTTAGAAGATCATCATCCTGTATGTTCTATGGAGTATTATAAGGAAGCCATGGAAGTATTTGGGGATTGTAATTTTCTGATTTTTACAGATGATAAAGAATGGTGTCAACAAAATTTTAAGGGAGAGGAGTTTACGTTTTCTTTCGAGTATAATCCTTTGCATGATTTAGAGTTGATGACATACTGTGATCACCACATTATTGCAAATAGTTCCTTTAGCTGGTGGGGCGCATGGTTGGGGCACAATAAAGATAAAAAAATAGTGGCTCCGAAGAAGTGGTTTGGTCCTGCTAAAGATCACGACACTAAAGATTTGTATTGTCCCAGTTGGATAGTGGTATGAGTTTTAAACCTTATTTAGGGGCACTAGATATTCCTAATGAATTTAGAGAACGAGATAGACAAATAGCTATTTTAATTCCAAGTGCTGGATCTCCTGACACATGCATTAGTCATTTTGCTCTATCAGATCCTTCTCTTTTTAAGGTATTAATACAAATAGAACCTCCTGCAATAATAGATTTTACAGATTCTATTATTCAATATCACCAAAAGTTTGATCTTATCATAGCATGGCATGATCCTATTTTAGAAAATTGTTCTAATGCAGTTAAATATATTTATGGTACTCATTGGGTAAATTTAAATACTTTTAAACCTAATAAAAAGAATGAAATTTCTTTTATTACCAGTAGTAAAATATTTTGTGATGCTCATAAACTAAGGCATCAAATCTTTCAGTTATTAAGAGGAAGGGCTCTTGATGAGTTTTCTATTAGAAATGTAAAGACTCCTCCTAGGATAGAGAATAAAAATGAAATATTTGAAAACGCTAAATTCTCAATTGTCGTAGAAAATGAGTCTATTCGTAACTGGATGACTGAAAAATTAATGGACTGCTTTGTCACCAGGACAGTTCCCATTTATTGTGGATGTCCAAATGTAGGAGAGTATTTTTGTGAAAAGGGAGTTTTAACATTTTCGACTTTGCCAGAGTTAGGCGAAATTTTAAATAAACTGAGACCTGAGAGATATGATGAGATGGTAGACTCTATAGAAAAAAATTATGAGACTGCATTGCAATATGGAAATTTTCATGAGCGTATGGACAAAGAAATAGATTTATATTTATCATGATGATATCTATTTGTATTCCCACGTATGAGATGGGAGGGAAAGGACATACGTTTCTAGAGCACTCCTTTAGTTTATTAAATGCCCAGACTTTTAAAAACTTTGATGTTGTAGTTTCTGATCATAGCACTGGAGAAGATATTAAATCTGTATGTGATAAATATAGGCTCTTTTTTCCTATTAGTTATTATAAAAATCCTTCTTCCCGAGGATCTTCTTCGGCTAATATTAATTATGCAATGAATAAAGCTCAAGGGGATATTATAAAAATTCTATTTCAAGATGATTACTTGTGTGATGCAAATGCGTTAGATTTGATTCATCAGAAGTTTGAAGATAATAAAGTTGATTGGGTGGTGAATGGAACAGTGCATACTTCAGACAATACTCATTTTTATAATCCTATTATCCCTCGTTATAATTCTTTAATACATTTAGGAAATAATACTATTAGTTCTCCTTCTGTGCTGGCTATGAGAAATAAGGATATTAATTATTTCGATGAAAAATTAATTTGGTTAATGGATGTAGAATATTATAAACGTCTCTATGATAAGTATGGATTGCCTGTTGTGATAGACCGCATTTTGGTAGTTAATAGAATATGGGAAGGACAAGTCTCACATACAAAGATTGACTCGGAACTAATAAACCAAGAAGAGAAGTACATAAAAGAAAAACATTCATGAAAATAGCTATTCTTACTTCTACTTTTGGATCTACTCCTCTTCATCCTCCTCAACAGATTTTTGAGGGAGTTGATTATGTCGCGTATGTGGACCAGAAGAGGGATTGTCCTGGTTGGAAACAAATAGTATCCCCATCCTTTACCTTAGATGAAGAGTATAAGGGTAGGAGGGATGCTAAAATATTTAAGATTATGCCTCATTTATTTTTACCAGATTATGACTATTGGATATGGACTGATCCTACTCATGAGGCTGTTGTACCTCCTAAAGAGTTTTGTAGTCTATTGAAATCTAAAGATATTGGATTATTTGAACACCCACACAGAAAGTGTGCTTACGAAGAATTAGTAGAAGTGGATAAATTAAGTTATGATCATAAGGAGTTTCTTTCTTCTCAGCATACCTATTTTGAATCGAGGGGATTCCCAACTAATCAAGGGCTCTATGAGCTTCCAGTTCTGGTAAGGAAAAATACTTCTACAATGCGAGCCATGAATCAAAGATGGTGGGAAGTGATATGTAGGTACTCGTCCAGGGATCAAACGAGTCTTCCCTTTGTGATGTGGTCAATGGGAGTTACTCCCTTTATTTACGAAGGATATGCTAATAATGGGTTATACCAAAATCCTTATCTTCCTCAGGTGAGATGGAAGGGACAATANATGTGTAGTTTCATTGTAACCAATAGAGGTATTGAAGATCTTGAGCGAGTAAATTATTTTACTAAGTTTAGAGGACCTGATTTTACTTCTTCCAAAGAGGTTAACGGTTTTACTTTTATTCATAATCTCTTAAGTATTACAGGAGAGTTTACTATTCAACCTTTTGTTGACGGGGATGTGGCATGTTTATATAACGGAGAAATTTATAACTACGACCGTCAGAAGTATGCGAGTGATGGTGCGTGTTTAATTGATATGTATAGAGAGCACGGTACATCTTTCACACAAAAGTTAGATGGAGAGTTTGCTATTGTTTTATTTGATTTTGAAAAAAATCTTCTTCTCTTGAGCACGGATGCTTTTGCGACTAAGCCTTTATGGTTCAGTAAGAAGGAGGGAAGCTGGGGTATTTCTTCTTATCGAACCCCTCTTGCAGAGCTTGGTTTTGAGAGTATCAATAAATTAAACGCTAATACTATTTTACGGTTTAATCTATCTTCTCTTGATAATTGGGTTTCTGAAGATGTGGTCACTTATGATTTAAACCAACACAAGACCACCTTTGATGACTGGACGATAGCTTTCGAACAGTCTATGGCTAAGAGAACTAATGGCGTGAGAGAAAAAATCTTTATAGGGCTCAGTAGTGGGTATGATAGTGGTGCTATTTGCTGTGAGCTTTTAAAGAATGATACTAAGTTTAAAGCTTACTCAGTAGTAGGCAGTGAAAATGTTCCTGTTCTTAGCGATAGGAATAAGCTTATGATTGGAAAGAGTAATGAGCATGAGATGTTGAACTTTAGCCAATCTCTATGGGACGTAGCACACCAGCATCTGATAGACAACGTAGAAGAATTTAAATACACTATACGCTCTATGTCTAGCGATTATAATGAGTACTGGCTCTCCTTAAAAGATGATAATGGCTCTAATGGTTTATCCTTTATTTCATCTCTAGCGAAGAGAGATGGCTGTAAAATTTATTTATCGGGACAGGGGGCTGATGAGATTTTTTCAGATTATGGATTTGGAGGAGAAAAAAAGTATCCCCATAGTAATTTTGGTGGATTGTATCCCAAAGATTTGAGTAGTATATTTCCATGGCCCAGTATTTATGAAAGTAGTATGGAATCATATATTGCGAAGGAAGAACATATAGCAGGAAGTTATGGATTGGAGGCTCGCTATCCCTTCTTAGATCCTAAAGTAGTGCAAGAGTTTTTGTGGCTAACATCCGATTTGAAAAATTCTAAATATAAATCAGTCTTAGATAATTATCTGAGAGAAAATAATTTTCCCTTTTGTGAAAATGAGAAAATAGGGTTTTAAGACTGTGCAACAAAAGAAATTAATTTGTTATGTGACAGGGGGGTTAGGGAATAGAGTTCTTCCTCTATCCTCTCTTAGGCTGTTTGCAGAATTAACTAATCGCCAGTTATATCTTTATTGGCCTTTAGATTTTAGATGTGGTGGGCACTTTTCTGAATTTTATGATGATGAAATAATTTCAGTGGATGAGTCATTCTTAAGAGCCCTTCCTCCAGAGACCACTGAAGTATTTTGTCGTTTTGGGGATGGAGTGGATAACGATTATAGAGTGTACCATCGTTCTTTTTTATGGGATGCCAGAGCAGCAGGAAGACTTCAGATGATAGATCCTTCCTTCGATAATGAGGTAGAGAATATTATATGTTGTACCAACACTTTTCTTACCAATATTCCACAGGAAATGAATGAATTTTCTCTTAGAAACTTACACATAAAAAAGGATATCTTACAAGAAGCTGAACAGATCTCACAGCAACTGGGATTAGATAAAAAAGTTTTGGGAGTTCATCTTCGTGGAACAGATTATAATCTTCCTGCCGCACACTATGCTGAGATGCTGCGCTCTGAAATACCTAGGTACTCTTTTGAGAAGATCTTTATCTGTTCTGACGATGCTACTCATGAAAGCCACATAGAGGAGCACTTTTCAAATACTATTAGAAGGAAAGATAAAATTTACATTAAAAGAAATGACGAGAGTAGGGGAGAGTGGACCCACAATACTAATACTACGTCCGAATCCTTGCGCGACACGGTCATTGATATACTTTTATTAGCAAAGACTAATTTTAAAATCTATAATAAAACGAGCAGCTTTGCTAGGTATGCTGAAATTCTTGCTCAGTAAAAATTATGAATCATATAGAAATCACTTTGACTGCTGGGTGCCCAATGATGTGCTCCTACTGCCCCCAGGAAAACTATATTAAGGGTTACAAGGCCACAAATACAACGTCCAAGAAATTGATGTCAGTGGAAGACTATAAAATTATTTTAGGGAACGTTGATCATTTAGTTAATCAGGTATATTTTACGGGCTTTACTGAAGCGTTAGCTCATCCTGAATGGGACAAATTTGTAGAATACACCAAAAATCAAAATTACCAAACTACATTTAATACTACTTTTTATGGAGCTACCATTGAAAAAATAGATAGATTAATAGAATTAGATGTGGACGTTGAAGTTCACCTTACGGATAGTAAAATAAAAGTTCCACAAAATATATTGGACTACTTTGCTCGGAGGTACAAAAGGAGCGCACCTATATTCAATTTCTTTACAGAAGAGGGTAGACGGCTGTTACCTCAGAATGTTGATGCCAGAAGTGTTGATGCTCATTCAAGGGCTGATAATTTAGATCACATACCGAGAAAAGTTATTGAGGGACCTGTTAGATGTCATACTAATCGCTTTTTTAGTAATGTTGTGGTGCCTAACGGAGATGTCTCTGTGTGTTGTTCTGATTTTTCTTTAAAACATATAATGGGTAATCTTCTAACTCAAAAGTTAAAAGATATTCGTAAGGGAGATCCGATGAAAGCTTTTTTAAAAAAGATGAGAGGGGGAGACCCAACCTTCATTTGTAATAATTGCGAATACGCTATTCCAGGATGAGTAAAATGATTAAATTAGCAGAAGCTACTATTGATAATAAAGATATAGATCAATTAATTGATTGGCTAAAAACCTACCCGAAGTTAACTAAAGGCACTCTTACGGAGGACTACGAGAAAAAATGGAGTGAGTATTTAGGGGTACAAAGTTCCACTTTTGTAAATTCAGGATCTTCAGCCAATCTGTTGATGTTAGCAACATTGATAGAAGCAGGAAAGTTGAAGCCAGGAGATGGTGTGATTGTTCCTGCGTTGTCCTGGGCTACTGATCTAGCTCCTATCATGCAGTTGGGACTGCGTCCGATGCTGTGTGATTGTAATCTAACTGATTATTCTTTTAGTCCAACGGCTTTTATAGATTTGGTGCTGAAGGGAATAGTGATAGAGGATCGTCCAGGAATAGAAATAAGGTATAGACCAAAAGCTGCTATTATTGTTCCTGTCTTAGGATATGTCCCTGATATGGAAGCTATTGCTAGAGTCTGTACCGAGTATGATATAATTTTATTGGAGGATTGTTGTGAGGCTTTAGGGTCTGAGTATAGGGGACAAAAGCTTGGTACCTTTGGAGAAATGTCCACCTTTTCTACTTATTTTGGGCATCATATTTCTACGATAGAAGGAGGTATGGTATGCACTTCTAATCCTGAGTATGATAAGATTTTAAAATCTATTCGTAGCCATGGGTGGGATAGAGACTGGAGCAGTGAGGACCAGAAAAAGGCTAGAAAAGAATGGAAGGTATCAGACTTTGATTCCCTTTATACTTTTTATCATGCAGGTTTTAACGTAAGGGCTACTGATCTTCAGGCTTTTCTAGGAATAAGTCAACTCAATAAATTAGAAGAAATTAATAGAATTAGAAATGAAAATTTTAAAACCTATAGACAGTATTTGGGTCTGGCACCCTACACAGAAGATATTTTTATCTCTAACTTTGCATACCCTATCGTTAGTAAGAATAGAGCAAAGATTATAAAGGTTCTTCAAAAAAATAATGTAGAAGTTCGTCCTATGATTTGTGGATCTTTAGGTCAACAACCGTTTTATGTGAAAAAGTATGGAAAGAAACATTTTAGAAATGCTGATCGTTTGAGAAAAAATGGTATGTATTTACCTAATCATCACTTGTTATCACAGAATGATATAATGTTTATCTGTGGGTTGATTAGAGATTTGATATGAAAGTGGTGGTAACGGGGGGAAGTGGTTTTGTTGGGAAGAGACTCCAACTACTCAGACCTCAGTGGATTTATCTATCTTCTTCCGATGTTAATTTACTGTCTTACGATGAGTGCTTAACCTTTTTTAAGAAGGAGAAGCCAGATGCAGTTGTTCATTTAGCTGCAAAGGTTGGCGGGATTAAAGATAATGCTGAACACCCCGCAGAATTCTTTTATGAAAACCTCACTATAAATTCTAATGTGGTCCACGCATGTTATTGCTCTGGAGTAAAAAGATTATTGGCTTCCTTAAGTACGTGTGCATTTCCAGATGTGGTAAACAAATATCCATTTTCGGAGTCGCATTTTTTGGATGGGCCTCCTGCTAAAACTAATAGAGCCTATGGCTTCACTAAAAGGGCTTTACATATTCAAATTCAATCCTATAGAGAGCAGTATGGTTTGGATTACTCTTGCTTCTGTCCCTCAAACCTATATGGTCCAGAAGATAATTTTCATTTTGAGAAATCTCACTTTGTTGCTGCGTGTATAGANAAACTTCATAAAGCGGAGGAGGGAAATCTAGTGGAGATGTGGGGAACAGGAAAGCCCTTAAGACAACAGCTTTTTGTGGATGATTTATGTAGAGCTATTCCTCTTTTACTTGAAAAGCATCACAGTAGCCTTCCTTTGATAGTAGCTCCTAGCGAGAACTTAAGTATTAAAGAGATGGTAGATCTTTGCAAGGCTATAATGAATAAAGAGGTGACCGTAAAGTTCAATGGAAGGCTAGATGGGCAGTACAGAAAAGATGGTGACAATAAAGCCTTCTATAATATACTACCCCATTTTAAATTTACATCTTTTAAAGAAGGAATAAAACAAACTTATGACTGGTATGCCGCAAAGAGCAATAATAACAGGGATTAGTGGGCAAGATGGGTCTTACCTAGCTCAGTTACTATTAGAAAAGGGTTATGAAGTATGGGGGATACTGAGGAGGCATTCTCTTCCTGAGAACCAAAGTAGTCGATTGGATAAAGCTGGTATATTTAATAATCCTCTTCTTCATTTAGTG